CTGGAAATATTTGGGAGATGTTCATGAAATTATATCCAGTTTTCTTTGCAACATCTTCACGAACACCAATAAATATAACCCTAGTCCTTGTTTGAGATACACCATAATATCTACTATCCAACACCTTAGCGCAAACCTCATAACCAATGTTTTCAAATTCATTAAGTATCTTATTAAAATACTCCTTGGCCTCACCGATAGTCAACCCCTTGACATTCTCTGCCACGATCACCTTGGGTTTAATCTCTTTCGCAACTCGTAAAAACTCAAAGAACAAGTCTTCAATATTCTCTACAATCTTACCATCGGAATAATTTTTAGTTTGGCCCCAACCATCAGAGTGCTTGCCTGACACTTTCTCTATTGTTACATTACCCCATAAATCTACATGTTCTTCTTCATGTACATTGTGGGACAATTTACCAGCCACAGAAAAGGCAGAACAGGGTGGTGAACCATCTAGTATATCAATCTCACCAACACCAACACCAGCGGCATCCAGAAAATCTTTTCCTGTTAACTCCTTGATGTCGCCAGGAAGAATAACCGTGTCTGGATAATTCTCTGCATATGTCTTTTGTGCTTCTTCTACAAATTCGTTGATAACAAGAACCTTACCACCAGCTAGACGATACCCTGTTGAACTTCCACCACCGCCGGCGAAGGTCGATATGACTTTAAACTTCTCTTGTGCAGCTGCATCATATACATCTTGTAATTTATACGGGGAGTACACCATTGCTCCAATCTCTGCTTACATCCATCATTCTTTTTCGACCCTTAAAATTAATCTCATCATTATTTAGCAATGTTTCAAATAGCTTATCTACGCCAGATGCAAGATGTAAATTTATATGAGTCTCTATTCTACCAAACTTTTTGAATTCTGTAAAGTCCCTTCTTACAATACTTTTCTGTTTTGGTGTATTTAATTCTCTATAAGTTTTACTCATTAGATAATCACGAACCTTCTCATCAAGGTATGGTGTAATATGTTTCTTGTTATGTTCAACAACCAATTTATTGTGCCAATCTAATCCAGCACATTGTCCTTCTGCAAAATAAGCTTCTCTAAACTGATTGAAATTTAATCTTTTCTGGTTATGTTCTTTACAATAAGTTACATAATTTCTACCTTTCTGCATTGAACTATAACGCATCATTGCCTTCTTACTTACACCGAAATATCCATCAGCACCCCAACCAGTTACAACATAAGTTTCTTCTATTTCTGGATATACATACAAAAATGGAAATACCGTTTCAAAATGGGTCTTTTTTCTACAACCCAATTCTACAAGTCTGTGCCAATCGGGAATTAGATTTTCTTTAGGAACTACGACTGGCGTAAATTCCCATTTCATCTTATATGAAACTTCTGCGGCCTTAGCAAAATCATATGACGTTTGATTTCCTAGTTGAAAACTGTACGCATGAACTTTCTTACCAGCATATTGTGCAGCAAGACCTACGGATATAGAATCAACGCCGCCGGATAGCAAAACGGCAACTTTACTATCCGGCACGTTGTTTTTAATATGATCTATTAAAAGATTTTTAATCATACATTATGCAGCAATACCTAATGCTGCTTCGATACCACTATAATCATCATCTTCTTTAGGAGCTCCATCTGCCACATATTGTGTAACATCCATTAGAATATGATTCTTATAGTTTTGTGGTTGATCTCCCCGCTTAAGATTAGGACACACCCCAATAATATTGTATGGTCGAGTAGCCGGGGTAGTTAATGACAAGGGCCCACCTGCCAAATCATTATTCACTACTGCATAGGTTTGTGTATACATTTTAGCGAGTTCTGAAATAAAACCTTCAACAACAGCTGAACATTTTTCTGGTGAATATGCATCAGTATAAAGGATAACTGGTGGCATTTTACCAGCATTAGGCAGAACATGATCACTCCAAAAACGAGAAGGTTGTGAACTTGTTCCAGCCTTATATAAAATAACCTTTGTTAAATCTATGTTTGGAATAAAATTAATCCAACTAAACCAATCATCACGACTCAAAACTAGTGTTAAATTATCTTTACTAACACTTCTTTCGAGAATCATATTAACAATTCGGGTCCACTGACCATTTTCATTACCAAACCGATCTCCAATATTCGTATCATTGACTAACCAATCCATGATTTCATCTGCATCTCGCTTCAGTTCTCCAGCATCAATTGCAGCGACACCACCAGCAACAAAATCTTCTGTTACAGAACGAGTCATAGGTTTTTGAACATTAGCTCGAAGACCTTCTGTTACCTTATCCTTTACAGGAGTATCAGTTTCTTCAAAATTAAAAAGTGCAGCTGGAATCCACTGCTGGGCTTTCTTAATTGCGGCAATGACCCTTGTTCGGCCATTTCGCATATCACCGTCAGTTCCCAAAGCAGGGGGAAATGAACCTTGATCCCAGCCATTTACTTCATAATCATAAGCCATTTCATCAGAATCTTCACCTTTATTCTGTTCGGCCTTAACACCCGTATTATCTAGTCGTGGGTCATCAATCTTCCAATCACCAATAAACAACCAATACCACTTCACAAAAGTTCCCTTCTTGAATATGGTTTCACGAATACCTCCCTCTGGAAATATCGGATCGTATTTTGAAATATCTACAGGCTCTCCCATAAATGTTTTACTAATAATAGACATCTTGTAACTCCTTATTCGGCCTTCGGCCTGTTAAGTGCAATCTTTACCCAGTTTAAGGCCAGTGGCCACGCCAGATAGTTCATGCGTTTATACTCATCATTGAGTATTCATGTATAATATACGGCTTTCATACAAAAGGCAAGTACTTTTTTAAAAAAACTCCTCTAAAGTACCTTGTGTTCCATAACTGTCATCAATTTTCCAAAGCATCTTCTCAGTTATATTCCTTAATGGTTCCACAAACGATTTAGTATATTGTTCATCATAGTCTATCCTATCCATAATGTCAAGTTCCTTTGGAAAAGAAGTTAAAAAAGAAAATGAACTTGAGGTATAAATGTTAGGTTGCTTCATGTGCAGAAACTTTATCTTATCGCCTTCCTGTATAATAGGATATTTGTTTGACAGCTTATGTTTCTTCACCAAATGATTATATAGAATAGCCCCCTTGCAATGAATGGGAGCTCCCTTTGCAAACATACCATTGGACGATGAAAACTTTTTAAGCCCATTCACAGAACGAGGATAAGCAATATCTTCTGGCGGCAACTTCATAAATTCATCTCTGAACTCTTGAATAAAATTATTTAATTCTTTCTCATCGCCCGTCATCATGATGTTCAATGCATCCTTAATCTTTTGTCTGCATACAGCTGGCGTAGATGACTTGACTGCTTCAATACCCATAATTTTGAGTTGAGGAGTTTTATAACGAACACCTTCAATATCCCAGGCATTCAAAATATATCTTTTCTTCGCAGTCCAAATGCCCTTGTCAGCAATCACCTCTCTTGACATTTTCATTTTTTGTTCGTATGCATTCATAGTCTTAGCAAGAGCCGTATAACTTTTGAGAATAAAAGGTTCCAACTTCTCACTTGCAATCTTGTCCAAGAAATCGGTAATTTTCTCTGGTGTTCCTCCCTCTTTAAACACCTTACTAACCAATACGTCAAAAGTGATATAAACCGAATCGGTATCAGATGCGATAACATAATCCTCATTTTTTGTCTCCAAGATTTTATTAAGGTAGATGTTAAGAGACTTTTCAATCCAACGTATAGATAACTGGCCAGAAGTTGTAATTGCAGTAGCGACCATAAGATCAAAATAGCGAAACCAGTTATTCCCAATAGCACCATACGCCGAATTGAGAGATATCTTCTTTGCCATTTGGATGTTGTTATATCTAGATATATCTTTGAGGAGCTGGGGGTCTTTAGTGTCCTCATATTGTTGCTTAGCTTCGAGCATAAGTCCTTTATATTTAACACGGTCATTGTACATAGTCTCCATTATTTCTGGCAGAAATCCACGCTTGTCTTTACGAAAGAATGCACCATTTGGAGTCATGCAATGATCAGTGGTATTTCTAATCTTACCATCAAGTATCTTATCAACCATTCCTTCTTTTATTTCACTAGGCATAAGTGTCTCAGGTGAAATATTATATTGCATGATCAAATGTGGATATAGAGAATTCAAATCAAAACTCATAACCCAGTTATGTATGCCAACTTGAGGGTCTTTTACATAAGCACCTTCAAATTTCTCTACCTTTTCTGATTTACTTTTTGGTGGAATAACAATGTTTTTTTCACGCAAATGATTATATATCAGAATATCCCAATAACGAACTGAACCAAGGACATCCACATAATTAACCTTGGCATCGTAAGCCATAGTTAAACATAATTGAATAAGTCCCATCTTATCTTCTAATCTATCAACAATTTCAACATCTTGAATATTATATTCAATGAATGACTGATAATCTTTAGTATACCATTCACGAAAAGTTTCAAAAGGATTTCCTGCTTTACGCTCACCCAATTCAACAAATGCAATATGATCTAGCCGATATGACTCCTGAGCAGAATATGTAAACTTGCGATACAAATCAAAATAATCTAATGCTGCAATACCTTGTATATCATATGTCTGATGATTACGGCCCATCTTATAAACTTCACGGGTTAGTACACCACCCCAAGGAGACAGCCGTTTCAGTTCTTCTTCTCCAAACAACTTTTTGATACGATTACAAACATATGGAATATCAAAGAATTCAGAGTTCCACCCCGTAACAATATCAGGATGATATTTTTGCCAAAACACAAGAAACTCTTTTAATAGATGTACTTCACTTTCACATTTTATATATGTTACATCTTCACGGTCTGTTTCAAAATCACCAATACCCCAAACAACAATACGTTTGCTCTGATGATTTTTAATGGTGATGGATAGAAGCTCTTCTTCAGCAAGCTCTGGTGAAGGGAATCCATTTTCACATTGAACCTCAATATCAATTGTGACTACTAAAAGCTTCTCTAAATCCCAATCAACTCTACCCTTATAATTGTCAGCAATATAAGTGTAAGGATATTGGGTATTTCCATATATAAGTTCTGGTTGAGATTTATGACTTTCAACCCATGACTTAGCTTCCTTGATGGTGGGAAATGTCAAATCAGTAACATAACCACCATCAAGATTTTTATACGGAGTTTTCTTTTCTACAGGAGCATAAAGTGTAGGAGAATATCTTATTTTGAAATTTTCCCGTTTATCATTTATAACAGCACGAACAAGAAGATTGTTGCCCCACTGAATAACATTTGTGTAAAAATTCATATAGTAACTATATCACCTTTAAAGCTATTTGTCAAGGAATTTATTAAAATAAGTCAAAGGCATCATCTTCAAAAGTTCCATCTGGTTTTACACCATGTTTAGTTGAAACTACAAAAGTTTTAGCTGGGTTGATCATAACATTGGCTTTTCGCATAAACCTTTGGTTCATCAAACATTTAGTTGTTTTATGCCCTCTTTCATCTAAAAGAAATTCATGGTCTATATACACATTACCGTTAAACTCAACATCTAATAGTATTACAGGACGTTCTATGGGAGTTTCAGAAGACCAAGACCATTTACCTTGTTCAAATTTTTGCATCTTAACCAAATTGTGTGTATAAGATTTACCAAATGATTTCCACACAACTTTTTTGCCTTTAACTTCCCACTTATCAGTATGCATTATGGCTCTAGCACTATTACCAGTATCAAAATTAGCTACGATATGACCCAAACCGTTTAATTCTAATCTTTCAAATCTACCTATTTCCTGAGCTACAGGATGCCTATTTTTAGGATTTTGAAAATAATCTATAACATGTTTAACTACATTCACTCCTGTACTTTCAATTCCCTCTGTGCCAGGAGAATGATTCACTTCTAAAATATATGGTGGGTCTTTCTTTGGATTTTCTGACGGAATAAAATCAACAGCAGTCCAAGAACCACCAACGGCCTTTGCAGCTAATAAACATTGCTCAGTTTCTAATGGAGTTAATTTGTACTTCTTCACTTTAGCTCCTTGCGAAACATTAGACCTAAAATCTCCTTCTATAACTTTTCTTTCCATTGATCCAATAATTTCGTCGCCCAGAACAATAACTCGTATATCACTGTCAGTCTTAATATATTCTTGAATCAATAAATCTACATTTTCATCTTGATTAAAAAGTAGTTGTATTAAAGAATCTAATGAACGCTCAGATTCAACAAACAAAACACCTATTCCCTTTGACCCCTCTAAAGTTTTCATAATAATTGGAAATTTGGTATCTAATGAATCAAATGGTTCTTTCCAGTTATCTGCATTAGGCACAAGTACCGTTTTAGGTTGGGTCAAACCAAAATCTTGTAACTTAACATATGTCCTATATTTGTCTGATGACACTTCAACGGTCTGTCTACTATTGATCATACAAACACCAATTTTTTCTAATCGTGAAAGTAAGTCTAACCAACTCTTTTTAAGTCGTACAGTTCCCCGAATAATAGCAATAGTGTTTGTAGAATTAATTTCAAATCCTTCTTCATCATCTATATTATATATCTTATAAACACCATCATCTTCATAAGTAATATAAGCAGTTTCAATTTGCAAAATATAAACGTCATGTCCTGCTTTTTCTGCTTCTTCTTTAAACCTTCCGGCTGTATGATATATGGGTGCCTCAGTTTTTGATGAAGAACGTAATGCTCCAGAAGAAACTACAAGAATACGATACTTGTCTTCCTTTGCTTCTGTTATAAAGGATTTGAATTTTTCCATTAGGCCTCTTTCTTTTTACCTATGTTATATTTGGTTTCTAATGTCCATTCATTTTTTTCACTAAACGAAAGAACTTTAATTTGACTCAATGGAGCAACTTCTTTTACCTCTCCAATTATATTAATCAAACCCCAATCTCCCAATAGATTTGCAATCGTATTTCGTCTTGCAATATCATTTTCAGATAGATTGGTTTTCTTACCATCAAGAGCAAACAGCTCTTTGAAATGCACAATATAATATCGTCCTTGCTTATGTAATATGTGGCAAGATTGATATAGTTTTCTTTCTTTTCGGGATGCAACACCAATGCGAGATAGAGTCTCTCGTACTTTCAAAAAATCGTCAGGCTCTTTCAGCCCAACTTCTAGCATATGCTCCTGTGTCCAATTAATTTCTTCCATCTCTTCCACCTTTATTTAATCTTGTTTTTATGGCAGAAATCTGTTCATCATTTAGTATATCAAGAGCAACCTTTGCTTTCTCATTATTGTATCCATAAAACTCTTTAACATACTCTAGATTCTCTAATTTCTTCGCCTTCAGCCAAGGGGTGTATCTTTTTCTTGGTCGTAAACTATTTATCAAAAAATCAAACTGAAGTTTCTTATCTAGATGATGTAGTTGGTTAATCTCATTCACCAACATAACGGTATCAGGGAACGGAGCAACGCATTTATTTACTATAAATGGAGGATATTTCTTTTCCCACTGCTCATCCACAGTGTCCAAAAGAGGCTCTTTTGTGTAGTTTATTGCATTAAGATAATTTTTTAATTCATACATGACTATTAATTATATCTATGTTGCAAGACATTGTGCGCCTTTCACCTTCACCAAAAAATGGAGCTACTTGATGAAGCAACCAAATTGGAAATACCACAACCTTTCCTACTTCTGGATGAACATATGCAAAGGAAGGATGCTTAAATCTGGGTATATCGTACATACTGTCTCCACCCCAAACAAATTGAGTTAAGCCATCTGTACTGCCAGAATTGCCTTGTTGTACGCCTACTTCACCCTCTTTCATATTATCTGCAACATCAGATATTTGTGATGGAAGTTTTAGAAACGCAATCATGGATACGCCTCTTCCACTGGCAGTTCCATGCTCATGCAAAGGATTATAGTCTCCAGCATAGCTATGCACTGACCAGATTTTCTTAACAACATACTCTTCTTCTGGCCCAATGATTTCTTTAATACGGTCAGACATTGGATGTTCAGCAGCATATTCTTTTGCACACATAATAAAAAACTTACTCAACTGTTTAGGTATGGTATCGTTTAAATCAAATTCTAGTTGATTTGATTTTTCATTTTGTTTTATTTGCCCTACTAGTTGAGATGATAAATCTGGCAATCGATCAGTATTATCATCAATATACTTATTAATAATATCCACCTCATCTAAAGAGATTGCAGAAAACCCCAATTTCAATTGTGGTATAGTTTCAAACTGAACTATTTTATTCTCTGTCAATTCTCATTCCCCCATAACATTACATTTAAAAACAACACAAGTTCTTAACTGATAACATTCTCTAGACACCGGCATTGCCTTATGAGGAAGGCTAGCTGTAAACACAACCAATTTATTTCCAGCATAAGGAACAAGAGTATCATCAACTAAAGTTCCACCGCCCCATTCCTTTTTCCAATCCATTCGGGGATAGTATATCATTGTGAAATCACCATCATCTATATGAAGATGTGGCTCTATTCCGTGCATATGAGCATTACAATATATTCGTATATAGTTATCAACATTATATTTAGATTTGAAATCAAATTTATTCATTAACATTTGAAATAAAGGATCGGCCCAATAATAATCTGCTAACCTACATTCTTCTTCATTGTGTCCACAGAGAACATGCCAATGTTTATTTGGTTTACTAGGCTCAGATGAATAGTCGTATTTCCATGATAATTTCTTAACCTCATCATCAATCAATAGAGCATTGTGTTCTTCTAAAACATCATCATATACATCAATCATTCAATTACTCTTTTTAATATAAGGTTTAACTACCTTTTTAATTTCTTCTACACTTGGTAATGGTAAATCTTTATGAGGAATTCTTTCAAGATTTCCTGCAACCAGCATTCTATCTTCTTCACATACAGATGGTGGTACTTCATGTTTCACCCAAGCAGGAAAGATGACTAAATCTCCTACATTCGGAAATACATAATAATTTCCTTCTTTACCTTCTGGAAAAACTAAAGGCATTGAACCTTGTGGAACCTTTACATAGTATCCCCATGACCAAACATTTGGCCAATGTGCATGTGCAATTGAAAAATCATTCTTCTTATATAAAACACCCCAACAATCAGAAGCTCTACACTTAATAGGAGTTGACCCCATTTTCTCAGCATATGGAATTACAATATCACATAGTTTATTAAAACTAGGATGCTTATAATGCATATTAAGATTTGTCATGTTTGCTTGAACAACTGTTGGTCGTTTTGGCCACTCATTACCTGTATTAAGAATAATATTTTCCATAGTAGAATGTAAGTCTTGGCCAACCTCTTCAAATATGTTTTTAATATAAATGGGTCTAGTTACATTTATATCGTAGTTTTTTATTTCATTTTTAGTTAGAGGGATTTTGTCTGTCATTTGAATTTCGCCCTGGCCATAATCTCTGTGAAACAAGCCATCAGGTTTATTTCTTGGTCTGCAACAAACGCCGCTTTATATTGATACTCCCCCAAAACAACAACCACATGGGGTATGCTACTACCATCCACAAACTCATAAAGATTATCATAAATGCGGCGGAACAAACGTACAGGATCATTATCAAGATTATTGACAACCCATTTACGAACATTAGTAAATTCCTTATTCTTCATAGAGTGCATCAGCTCTTTGATATTTACCTCGGCAATATCAACAAGCATACCAGCATCAATTGCACCTGATACAGAATATCTTTGAAGTTCATTTAATACTCTGCGCCAGTCTGGAAAGTATTTATTGATTATCTCTGCAACAACCCTTTTGTCATGTTTTACGTTCTGATCATTTAGGATTGTAATAACTCGGGCCATAAATTCTTTAGCAAGTTTTGGTTTCTCTGAATTGGGAATAGAGAAATCCACAACACTGCAACGAGAATGTAATGGCGGTATCAATCGATTTTTATAGTTGCATGTAAGAATGAAGCCACAGTTTTTATGAAACTCTTCCATGAACCCACGCAAGGCTGGTTGAGTTGATTGTGGATTTAGATAATCTGCTTCATCCAAAATAATATACTTACGCCCACCATGAAGTGACACAGTAGACGCAAAGTTTTTAATTTTGGTTCGTAGAACATCAATGCCAGATTCTTCACTACCATTAATCATCATATAAGTTGAACCCAACTCATCTAACATAGCTTTTGCAGCAGTAGTTTTACCTACGCCTGAAGTTCCTGACAAAATTAGATTAGGCAGATTACCTTCATTAACAAAATCAGTTAATGTACTTTTCAGATTATTAGGAAGTACGCATGATCCTATATCCTTGGGGCGATACAATTCTACCCACAAAAAGGTTTCCATTATATAAATTCCTTATATCAAGCATCATACTTGGACTCTGGTTCCAGAGCAATCCAATATTTAATATCTACATTTGCATTTACAAAATGACTAATGTTTTTGGAAGAAATTGATACATCATATGTACCAGATAAAAGTTTTAAATTTTCAACTTTGAACCAAAATTTAAATGGCAAAGTTTTTCCATCTTGATTATTGACATCAATCTTAACCGCATAATCATTTGCCGTTGCATTTTTCTTATCAGTAACTTTCAATGAAGCAACACCACTGTCCGTTCCTTCAAGTACCATATCTGGAACACCAATAACAGCTGCCGCCTTTTGTACATTAGACAACAAATCATTTGCAAAAGAAAAATTAACCTCACACTCTGGCATTGTAATTTCTTTGGTTACTGTTGTGACTACGGATGGGTCAGAATACCAATATTTCAAAGCCGTACCATTTTCTGTCATTACAACAAAATCATCATTGAAATCCAAATTCGGTTTTTCAAAAAGTGATAGCGCCGCAAGGAATTCATTCAAATCATATATTGCAAATTCTGTTGGAAAGACTTCTTTCACTTCAGCCGATGCAACTATATTTTTCATAGCAGACATTGTAGAGATACTACTACCTGCTTTAATCACAAGGTTCTGATTGATTGTTGCAAAATTCTTCAATACAGATATCGTTTCATTACTAAGATTCATTTTCACTATTTTCCATTTCATTAATATATAAAGCTATAATACCATAATGTATCACTTTTAGCAAGTCCCTTCTGTCCTTGCCATTCTTTTTTCCATATCGTTGTGCATATTTGAGTATGTTTCCGATACAGAAACCCTCACCATGACCACCATCTATGATAAACTCTGTAGCTTGAAACCTATTCTTGCTATAGTGTTCATCATAGGTGGAGTCAATATACTTTGATAATTCCTCTAAGGTTTTATCTTCGTTATATTTGTAATCAATCAAGTAGAAGCTTCCTCTTCAGCCTTAGCTTTTGCATAATTTTCTTGCTCACGAACAGACATATGCTTCATAAGTTCCTCATCTGAATCACGAACATTCCAATTCATAGCAATAGAACGCCGTTCACCATCTCCAAAGAAAGGCATAACTTGATGCTTCAACCAATTAGGAAATACCAACATTACACCAACAATAGGTTTAATGTAATCCTCAGTTTGACCATGCAACTGTAAAATATCTTTACGACTATTTTGACCCCAAACTAAATGAGTAAATCCATCAATAGCACCATTAGCATCATGTAATGATGTAGGAACTTCATCAAGTACCTCAATACAATTGGGAACTTTCAACCAAAGAAAACCAGACAGACCAGCCATAGTTTGACATCCATGATCATGATAAGGATTATAATCTCCAGCATAAGCACGATTTGCCCAACACTGAAAAACTTCAGCTTTTGAATCTCTATCATATCCTTGTTTTAGATATGTAGTACCGATTTGATTAAATACAGTTTCTAATTGCTTACCAACATCATCATCCAAAGAAAAATCTAATTGAGCAGACCTCTCATTATTTTTAAGTTGGCCAACAAGACCACCAGCATAACTCTCGTTTTTTGGAATGATGTCTTCATCAATATGTTGATTAATTTCATCAACAATTTCAAGTGGAAATTCAATGCGACCGATTGCAAAGTTTTTAATAGGCCGGATTGCAAATTTTAATCCATGATTATCTTCTTCAAACTTTTCATCGTCTGAATGTTCTGACGCTGCTAGTGCAGCCACACTTTCTTGAGCAGCTCTTGCCTTTTGTTGATCTTCAGTTTCCTCTACAGGGTTTCCAGCTGCATCAACCTGTCTTGCAACAGCGCCGTCCTTCATAGCCTCTGGACTATCAAATTCAAATATTTTCATTATAACTCCTTCATCAATTGTATATTTTATAATACAGGAAAGGGGAGTCAAAGTCAACTCCCCTTTCCCTTTTAATTATAAGAATTACTTCACCGAAATAAGGCGAGGCTTCTTCTCTTCTGGAACAACACGCTCAAGATCAATTGTGAGCATTCCATTTTCCAAACCAGCATCATTGACGATAATATCATCAGCCATTGTAAACTTACGTTCAAAACGACGATACGAGATGCCACGATATACTGTAGACTCATCTTCAGAATTCTCTTTCACTGAACGAATAGAAAGAGTACCATCGGCAACTTCCACCTCAATATCATCCTTACCAAATCCCGCCAATGCCATTTCAATGACATAGTTATAATCACCTTCCTTTCGAATGTTATAAGGCGGGAACCCTGTAGATTGTACGTTATTTGTAACGTATTGATTGAGCTGATCAAAGACTCGATCAAACCCAACAGCGTAGGGTGTAAGTTGATTGAAATTATCGAATAGACTTAATGCTCTGCTAGTAACCATTTTTTATCTCCTTTACTAAGCAAGACTTATGTTATGCATCCCATAATGGCGATGCGTTAAGCGGTAGTTTTTTTTGGTTATTCAGAGAAACTACCAAAACTCTTTGTAGTTTTATTAAAAGTAGAGTGATAACCAACATCACGCTAACAAGGAGAACTACAGAAACCCCTTATTATATATAGGAACTTTTTTTGAAATTACAACCCCTATGCATAACTTTTTTTAAAACGCCTCCTTTTCAGCAGGGGTATCATATCCGGCTAATCCATTATCTGCATTTTCCTCAGAAGTGATTACACCGGCGTCGATCTTGGTGTAGAGGTCCATGAAGCTCTCCTTACAATCTTGGTCAAAGCGGCTGACACACAACTCAATGGCCTCCATCTTATCACCAAAGATGGCGTAGGCTTTCACAATATGGTCGAGCCGACGGGTTGAAATGACTTCATCAACGCCACCATCATAAAAGGTTTTCCGAATAACTTCTGCCCAGCTAACTAAATTAGTGGCAAATTCTTCATCGACTTCACCACATTTCTTCATTGAATTGACTACGATCTTTTTTTCAATCGCAGCAGTCGCATAGGGCTGCTCCATCGTGACTGCAAACCGTTCTAGGAAAGCTTCGTTAAGAATGTTGGTGCCGATAAAGCGACCATCCTCAGAACCCTTACCCTTGGTATTTGCGGTGGCCATCACATTGAACCCCTTTTGAGGCTTTATCCAGCGATTAACCTTCTTGAGATAAACACCGTTACCTTCAAGAACAGGCTGTAGGGCAAGCAACTTGTTAGAACCCAAATCACACTCATCAAGAAGCAGAGTGCAACCCCGTTCCATCGCTTCGATGACAGGGCCGGGAACGAACTTGGTTTCACCGTTGACTAACCGGAAGCCACCCAGCAAATCATCCTCATCAGTTTCGATGGTGATGTTTACCCGAATGAGCTCCTTCTTCATTTTGGCGTGAACCTGTTCGATCATCAGAGTCTTACCGTTACCAGAAAGGCCGGTGACAAAGATGGGATAAAACATACCAGATTTTACAACCTTCTCAATTTTCGAGAAGTTACCCCAGGCAACAAATCCCTCAAACAGAGCAGGAACCAAATTCTGCTTTTCCATATTAGTCGCAACCAAATTTACGAAAGCGGGTTCAGTATTCTCAACCGCAGCAATTACAGGAGCAACAGCAGAACCGCCTTCTGAAGGCAGTTTATAAGAACCATAATGGGCCTTGAACTCCGGTTTCATAAACCAAGTAGGAAAGGGAACACCAGCCTTCACAGCGGCTTCCCGAACATTTTGCTTGGAGACAACGGAACCATCGCCGAACATCTCAGTAGCGGCATCCACAAACAACTTTTTACGAGGTGAGAGATACATAATCAATCCTTTTCATTTCTCATCATATATACATTGTAACACACTAAACGGGGTTTGTCAATAGGAAAATGACCCTTTAAATCATTTTTTTGAAAGTGTGACATTTTTACCACTATGCCACCATTCCCACAAATTTATTTAGAAGTTGGCGACTGGCAAGTTTACCTTTTGACATCTTACCAAAAGCAGTCTTCAGTTTGGCTTTACCAGCACCAATCAACTCATCATCAAGAGTCTCATTCTCAGTCTTTAGCGCATCACCACCAGGCAGAACATAATACTCATCATATCCCAGTTGAGTGAGTGCAAGATATTTGTTCTTATTCAGGAACTTGATTTTTTCCGAAATTTCCTGATTGCTAACATCATAACCCAAAAGACCGGAAATAGTCTTTTTATCAACCCGGCCAGATCGACCGCCACCAGCGATAAAGAACCCAACTACATTCATTCCAGGCACCCGATTTTTCAGTATCCGAAGCAAATCACTAGTCATATCTGTAACTTCATAAGTCTTATTCATCACAGGATCGCTGACAATGATTTTAGAACCATTACGATTGGTCCAATAATTGTTATGACAAGGATTGATGGTTTCAGTATGTTCGTTAGTGTGAGGATTAAAACTATAATCAAACACACCAGCAAGACGGTGGCTGGCACCATCAGTCAAAAAGATTGTGTTGACTTTCTGAACGCCAGTATCATTCTTAAACTTAGGAACCAAATCCATCATAGCAATGATTGACTCATTCAGAGGAGTTCCGCCAAGAGATATAGTATAGGGTTCATGGTAGGGATGTCCCAGCTCATTCCAATTCCGAAATCCAGCATACCGTGCAGCATACATCCAAAGAATATGCATCATATCCATTTCTTCAGCAGAAGTCATATTGCTGGAGAAGAAATTTAGGAGATTGAAATTGTTGAGAGCAAGATTACCAGCCTTAAATTCATTCGCCCAATCGGCATAGCCGATGGCATTGTAATGGCGGCGACTATACATATCAGAGAACGCAAAAACTTCAAAAGGAATCTTTGTCCGGCGGCAAAACCAAATCAGGTTATACATCTGCGACAAAGTGCCCAGAAGATTTCCTGCCATGGAACCAGACCAATCCAGAACCATGATCATACCGTGATTAGTCGCACCAGGCAGAGTAGTCACTTTCTTGAACAAGTCTTCATTGTACTTGTAAGTGTGGAGTTTACTCATATCCAAAGTACCAGTTTTAGAAGTAGCAGCCCGAGCATACTGATCGGCAGCCTTCTTCATCTCAAATTCTTTGACCATGTAAGCAACAGTCTTTTTGGAATCGTTCTTGAGGGTTTCAACTTCCTCACGGGTCTTATTCCAATAAAGAGCATCATCAGATTTTTGTTTATTATAATGAGTCGTATATTCTTCAAGAAGAGTCTTGGTATCAACCACAATATCTTTAAGATTTACTTTAGGAATCCGAGCATATGTCCGATCACCGGCACCCTTATCCCGAAGGGCATCCATACCCTTACCAGAAGCGGTATCAGTCTCAGCAACAGGAGGTCCGCTCTTACCAGTGGAATTCTTTCCACCTTCTACGGAGCCAGATTTACCAGTTTCTTCACCAGAAGCAGATTCGTCTTCAGAGTCATCTTCGCCAGTTTCATCTGATTTGCCTTCAGAAGCTTCACCATCAGAATCTCCATCATCGCCATCAGCATCAGAAGATTCACCATTTTCTGTGTCATCGCCTTCACCAGACTCATCAGAAGAGCCAGTCATCATTTCACCATCTTCATCCGTCGCACCAGAGTTATGGTTATCAGTTTCAGTTTCGTTTTCTGCCATCCAAGCATAAAGCTCTTCAGCAAGATCAAGAACCTCATCTTCAGTTTCAGTTTTCGCAACCCGATCTACCCATACCTTTTCCTCATCAGAAAATACGATATTGGCATCAGCTGTCTTAAAAAAGATGTTAATCCGATCAATCAGATTGTAGGTATTAACATCATTATCAGAAGTTCCAAAGAAATCCTTTTTAGTCAGGTCAATATACCCACGCTTGAAAACACCGACTAGACCAGGATATTTCCGAACTGCAAATTTCTCAATCCGAGCATCTTCAATAATATTCACAAAACCGTGATTGATTTTCCGAACCTGAGCTCTCTCAAGCATGTCAAGAGGAGTCCAAAGAGCATGGCCGATCTCATGTCCAACCATCAGATCATAAATGTCCTTGGTCATTTCCTCATCTTTCCAGATGGGCAAACCAAGTTCACGGCTCTTTGAATTGAAATACGCCGTTTCCATCTGCTTATGGACAACGAAGATATCCTCTTCAGCGAGGAGCTTTGCAAGTGTCGATTTATTTTTCATCATACCTAATATTACCATATGGAATAGGATTTGTCAACAAGAATCTTCATTTAGTGAATAATTAATTCGCCAGTGATATTCGGAGTCTTCACAACGTAACCCCAGAAGAAACCCTTGGCTTCCTTGACAGTCTCGAATTTCTTCTCGAATTCGATCTTACCGTACATCTTGTATTTAACGGTGGCTGCCATGACTATCTCCTTATTTCTGACTATACCTTATTGTCGCATATTCAATAGGATTTGTCAATCAGAAATATGGTTTCTTTGTCGATTTATATGATATTTAGGGAAAGTGTGACATTTTTACCGCACTATCACGATTTTTGGCTAGACTTTTTTTTCATCTTCGCAGCACGTTTCTTGGCCATATCCAACTTCAATTTACTGACCCGTTTCGTGAAATTGGTGCCTTCCATATGATCCATCTCATGCTGGAAAATGCGGCACTCTAGTCCCATCATGGTCACTTCTTGCAAATCACCAGTTTCATCCTCAAACGAACAATTGATGTGATCTGGTCTGCGAACCTTCAGCCACATGCCGGGATATGTCAAACACCCTTCATCCATCAATACCATCTCTATGCCTTCACTGATGATTTGAGGATTGAAACAGGATATAATTTCATTCTTATTTACATTTGAATACATCACGAATACTCGCTCCATGACGCCGCATTGACTTGCTGATAGTCCAATTCCATGAAAGTTTTTCATGGTTTCTATCATATTTTCTTTTAGTTCTTTTCTATCCAAGTCCTCACTGCATCCCGACAAGGGAATCGTAAGAGCTAGATTGTTGTTTTCAAGTAATGTATAAGTTGCCATATTATGTCCTTCCATAAAAAATAGTGTTATTTACTTTTTTATCAAATAAATACCAAGCACAATTATCTTTGCCTGTCATATTACCAAACCATTTAATTCTACCTACGCTCACAATTTTGATGCACATTGCCATATAAGGAACACTTTGTTTAGTATGCATCCAATCTGCATCAAATAACAACCAAGTTTTAATTTTTGGAGAAAAGTATTCAATCATAGGATGTAAGATTTTTCTATCCCATGGCGGGTTTGTAATTACATATTCTGATTCTATAAGTTCATCAAATCCAACATTGGAATAGTCATTTTTATGTATTCCATCTGCTTGAGGCTCAATATCACTTGCCCACATACAAATACCTTTTGTTTCTAGATGTTCTATTAATGCTCCATTACCAGCACAAGGTTCTGCAAATGTAAAATCTTTTGGTAGATGTTCCAGTAACGGTTTCACAGCTTCCATCGGCGTTGGATAGAAGTCTCTTGGCTTTCGTTCAAAATCGCTTCGTTTACCCATCATTCAACAACATGACTAAAGTTCCTAACCTTCTCAAATTTGATTGTGCTTTTAAATTTATCTACCAACACATCTTGTTTATGACTAATCACAAAAATGTTCTCATCAGATAGAGTATTGAGAATCTTCAAAAACTCATCTGTGCCTGTACCATCAAGAGAACTATCAAAAATCTCATCCAACATCAGCAGATTAGTGTTGGTGCTGTTCTTCATCTTTGCAACAGCTCTCCATGTAAACAGAAGTGCCAAGTCAATACGCATCTTCTCACCTTCACTGAA